AGGCTTTCCGTCTGAACGGGCTATCATATAGAAGCGTGTCCTTGTTGTGGGTGCGCCATAATCACAGGATTTTAAAATTCTGTACTGAACATCATATCCGAGCCCCTGTGACAGCTTTTCAGCCATTTCGGAATCAGGCTCAATCCTGAGCGTTTCGCACATTTCGGCAAAAGCAGGATGTTCTTTAGATAACCCTGTGTCTGAGAGTGCCGCTATAAATCCGTTGAAGGTTTCCCCTGCCCGTTCCTTTACAGGCTTTCCGTTTTCGTCCAGAGGACCCCACGAGCGTATTTCGGGGACGTTTTCAAGCATTATCACTCTCGGTCTTACCATATACGCCCAGCGCAGTGTAACCCACGCAAGCCCCCTGATGTTCTTATCTACGGGTTTTCCGCCCTTTGCCCTTGAAAAGTGCGTACAATCGGGAGAGAACCACGCTAAACCGACTTTTCGCCCTTTACAGGCTTCCGCAGGGTCAACATCCCATACATCTTCACAATAATGCTTTGTGTTCGGGTGGTTCGCCTTGTGCATTCTGATTGCATCGGGGTCGTGGTTAATAGCAATATCAACGCTGCGCCCTACCGCCATTTCTATACCCGTTGAGGCTCCACCGCCTCCTGCAAAATTATCAACTATAATTTCTCTTTCCATTGTTGCCCTCCTGTCATACTCTCCGTCTCCCGTTCCCCTGCCCGACAGTATCGATACCGCCCAGAGCGTGATATTCAATCTCCTTGCTTGTCTGTTTTACAAGTTCTACACCTCTGATGCAATCACCGAAAGGACAGTTAAAACAGCTCTGAGGCGGTGTGCAGGTAAAACCGATTGTGTCACGTTTTGATACAGGTGTAAGTCCTTCACTTTTCATAAAATTACTGACAGTGCTGTGCCCTTTTCCGATAGTAGATGCCATATTATGTATAGTCATACTTCGATAATTGCTACGAATAAAAGATTTATGTTCAGCCGTTAGCATTTTCATCAGCTCCTACATCTGCGCAGCGCTGCCTTCCATCAAAAAGCCTTGCGACCTGCTGACATAAGGGACAGCCGCTTTTATTGATTTTTGCTATAACCTTGCTTATTTCAACCATTCGCCGTGCCTGTTCCTTCCAGATACGTTCGTGCAGCTCTACAATACCGTACTGGGAAAAGAGATTTGTCTTTTCTTTTCTTGCAGAATCGGCGTCAATAATGCCGTCACGATATTCCTTGTAGAGCATTACCAGAGAGTGATACAGGTTTCTCGCTGCCAGTCCTGCATTATCAGGAAGCAACTCACGCTTACGGGCAAGGTTGTCAATTTCTTCTGGAGTCATGACGCACCTACAATTCTGAGTGCATCTTCAACGCTGTATGCAACTCCTGTGATTGCTCCGCACTCTGACATAACCTTAAGGAAATTTTCCTGTTCGCCACTTGGAACATTTCCTGGCAATTTAGCTTCAATGAAAATTGCACGCCCGTCAGATATGCGTACTCCCGATATATCTGAATATCCTTTCGGTAGTCCTTTGACTTTGCGTAAATTCTTTAAAATGATTTCGCCGTTTAATTTTGAAGTATTTCCCTGCCAGAAATCACCTGCATTAGTTCTGAAAACTCTTGCATAAGGTGAAAGAGCAACCAAAATACTGTTGTGTAAATCTGTTTCCGTCAACGTACTAATCCCCTTTCTTTAGCCTGATAATAAGCCCATCCGGGTTTATATCCCATTTTCTTTGCATAAGCATACAATTCCTGTAAGGTCCTGCATTCCGTAGGCACTTTATATGCCTCTACAATCTTCTGCAGCTTTGCCTGTTGTATCTCCTTAGGTGTGGCCTGTTGCTTTATTTCATAAGCGTGGCCGCAATTTGGACAAACAGGCGAAGGAAGATGTGTAAAGAAACATTCCGTGCATTGCCTTACAGAAATAGTGTTCTGTTTCTTTCTGGGCGGTTTCGGTTCAAGCGTCCATTCCCTGTCCATATCAGGCAAGCCGTGCCGGTGAACGTTACCTACATGGTCTATAATAATTGCCCTCTTGCCTGGCTGATATCTCATACATCTCATAGCCTGCTGAATATACAGGGTAAGTGATTTCGTAGGTCTTAAAAGTATCGAAACACCACAGTCAGGAACATCAAAGCCCTCACTTATAAGGTCAACATTGCAAAGAATTGTAATCTTGCCTTCACGGAACTGCTGCACAATCTCTGCACGTTCCTTTTTCGGCGTGCTGCCATCAATATGAGCTGCGTTTATTCCTGCGTCTGTAAATGCCTTTGCCATATCCTGTGAATGCTTGACAGTGGCACAATAGCAGACCGCCTTTACACCCTCTGCAAGCTCTTTGTAATACTTGATAACATCACCGTAGATATGAGGCTTATTCAGAGCAATTTCAATATCTTCCGGAGCATAATCACCATTGCGGGATTTTATCCCCGACAGGTCAGCAACAGGCGGTGCGTAATAATCGTATGGTGCGAGGCAATAACGGGCTATAAGCTCCTTTGCTGATATACCGACAATCAGCTTATCATTTATATCACCCAGACCACCACCGTTAAGCCTTACAGGAGTAGCGGTAACACCTACACAATATGTTTTGTAATACTCATATATCCGTTTATAGCTTGCAGCCAGGCAATGATGATTTTCATCAGTTATGATAAGATTCGGTGTAGGTATCTTTCCCAGACGTCTGGTAACCGTCTGCACCATACCGACATTGCAGCCTTCCATATCAACACCGTAATTACGGAATGTATCTTCAATCTGCTCACACAGTTCCTGACGATGTACCAGGAACAACACATTCTTTCCTTTATCCGTTGTACGTTTCGCCATATCGGCAGTAATTATAGACTTACCGCCACCGCAAGGAAGAACGATGCACGGGCGGATAAAACCATCACGCCACGCATTATGTACGCCGTATATTAGGTCTTGTTGATAATCTCTTAATTCCATTACTCCTCCTTTTGTAACCACATTAACCACCCTGTAACCATAGTGTGGTTACACGTTTTTAGGCTTTGTTGTGCGTAATTTTACGTTATGTAACCACCGTAACCACCTTTTTTGGTTATTTTCTTATAAGGGAAATATTTTATTGTTTCAACGAAGAATAAAATATATATTTCTATAAAGGGTATGTCGGAATGGTGGTTACAGTGGTTACAATGGTTACATTTAGAAGTCATAATCTTCAAAATTATCGCTCGCCCCTGACTGTTCGGGAAGTATGATACAAACACATCTTACGCTTGCACTCCCTATACGTTTAACCACGTCTAAATGCTTATTATCCGTGCGTTTTAACAGCCCCTTGTCATTCAGATAACTTAATAAGGCCTTGCCATTATATCCGCCCTCTTCACAAATCTGATTGAACTTATTACGCATTATATATACCATATCGGGAACAACACCGCCCGTGCAGCTCATCACGCCCCAACATTCCCCGAATTCCGTACCGCCATTGAATTTATTCTGATTGGCAGCTACGTACTCGCACACATATTCGTACGCTCTTGGATTTATTGACATAGCAGATTTAGTCTTTAAAAATTCGCTGATTTCCTTGGCAGTAAGACCTCTGCCATCATCGAAAATCATATCGGTTGCTATTTTGTCTGCTGTTAATATCAAAGCAGCGCTCTGAGCCTGCTTCTGAGTAATACCATACTCACCCACAAGCTCATTGTAAAAGGCAGTAAAATATCTGTCAGCCTCTGCAAAGTTGTCCTTTTTGAGTTTTGCTACAAACGCTTTGCCGAAAAAGCCGTAATTATTTGAAATGAATTTAACGACCTCTCTCGGATTTTTAAAGAATTTCTCCTTGCATTCAACCTCAATCACACGATTGACCGCCCCACCGCCGCTGGAAGATGTCAGTATAGGTTTTTCGCCTGTTGTCATAATGCAGTTCCGCCACGTTGGTGTGTGGTCAAGCCCGCCTGTTTTATTACCTCTTGAACGCCCTACGCCTTCGGTAAGCATATAGATTTCTTTTTCAAAATCCTTGCGCTCGTTAATAATCTGAAGCTCATCCATCATATATGGCAAGCTGTTGAAGAAAGCGGCTGTTTTTTCACAACCTACAAGGGTACTGTTAAAAGTTTTTATGTACTCACCGATAACAGGATTCGCCCAAATTGACGCCGCACACATCATCAATACGGTTTTTGCGCTTTCCGATTCGCCCCAAAGATGGATAAAAAACGGAGAACAGTTAAGCGGTTTTATCAGAACCGAAGCAAGCGAGGCGGCGAATACTACCCTTGCAATAACGTTATTACTACGAATATTTTCATCTATAAAATCAACCCATTTATCAAAACTGCCTTTACTTTTAACAGCCTCAAAATGTTTTTTATAATCAGCCTCGCCATCAAAAACGATATCATTCACATAAGGAATAAAGCTGTATTCGTCATCATCAGTTATCCATCCCATACGGGTTACACACTCTGTTTCGGTTATAACGTCAGAATTAAGTTCCTCGAGCTTGGAGAAATAACGCACAAGACCCTTTGCACTTTCCGATGTTACCGATATGCCTATATCCGAAAGGTCCGTAATTTTATTAGCTGTGGATATTGTTTTGCGGTCAAAAATCGCCGTTCGCCAACCCCGACCGCGAGAAAACGCTATCTTGATTTTTTCAATGCCTGTATCAATATTTACAAGGCGGCAAACAGGCATTATCGGGTGTGGGCATACCATTTCCATATCGAGCTTAACACCGTTGAAATCGCAAATGTAATTTCCACAGCGCAGACTTATAGGCTGGTCAGGAAAATTTGTAACGTTATAGTCAGAAATATTTTCGCCACAATTAGCGCAATATTCCTTGAACAACTTTGAAAAATTCTTTATACCGCATTTTCTTGCAACAGCGTCTATTTTCTGCTTTTTTCTTTCAAGAGTGAATAAATCATTTTTATAAAGCATCAAATAATCATACGGTTCTGTTCCTTCGATAAAATCCTCGCGGGTATATTGCTCAATGTCTTTCGGAAACATTTTTATAAGCCCGTCTGCAACCTCAGGAACGTCCGTAAGCTTATCTGCTTCTTCTTTTTTCAAGAATTTCACCTCTTCTTGTAATTGCAGGCGGGATTAACCGCCTGCAATATATTTCGTTAGAACGGATAATCGTCATCCGTTTCAGTTACATCGGCTGTTACATTTGTATTCTGAGGTACAGGGTAACCGCCCTGTGTATTACCGCTATCTTCAAGATACTTATCTGCAGGAATTTCAACACCTTCGTTGATTGCCGCTACACTTCTGAAAGCACAGCACTTAACCGACCAAGCAAGTTTTCCCTTCTGCGTCATAAACTGCTCTCTGCGGAACACTCCGCCCACAAGCTTACCCTTAAAGCAGTCGCAGAACTTATCACCCCAAAGCACTTTAAAGCTGCTACTGTTGGATTTCTCCACAGAGGTAATAAATGTTTTAAAGCCGGGATTTGTGCCGCCGTTCTGGACATCCTCTGTAAGCTGATACACGATACAGGGCCATTTCTTGTCGGCTCTGGCATCATTATCATAACGCTGCTTGAAATACATAGGCTGCTTATCACTCTTGTCTGTGTCAAGATAAACCATAAGCATAGGATGGCCGTTTTTTGAAAAAGCCTCTTCGACCTTGATAATCTTCATAATGTGGCCGCCTACTTCAAGCGGCTTGTTTTCGCCGTAAGCCTGTACGGAATCAAAATCATTAGGTTTCTGCATTTGTATTATCCTCCTTGTTTTCGGCGCTTAAGCCGTAGTATTCTCTTATCGTGTTATCTACGAATTTAAGGTCATTGTCGATTTCGGCATCTTCAAACATTCCCATCGGAGCCTTTGCGACATCATTGCCGTCTGTCTTCGTTGAGAATATATATTTGCCGTCATCGTATTTGCTGTGAAGAACAATTGTAAAAAGCCCTTCAATGCAAACTTTTTCGTCAAGCATTTTTCCGATTGATTTAGGTTTTATGTTCCCGAAATCGTCCGTATCAGTGTGCATAACAAAATATACGATTTTATCAGGTGGGAGCGACTTTACTGATTCTATAAGGTTCCAGTAGTTGTCACCAATACTGTTATAAAAGGAAAATATTGCGTTTCCTGCGCCCTTGCTTGCGTGACCTCTCATAAACTGATTAGTCATAAGATACCCTGCATCATCAATCACTATTGACTTTGCCTTGCACACATCAAGACCTTTTAAAATCTTACCATAATTATCAGTATTCATTGCTTTGGGCGGATTTCTGAACGGCAAGGGCTTACTTGCCACATTGAAAACCGCAAAATCCTGACAATTGCGGAGGGATGTAGATTTGCCCGAACCGCTCTTTCCGATAATAAGTACGGGAAGTCCCATTTTACTTTACAAGCAGGTTGCTCTTTACAATAAGCTCTGCACCCGCTATCTCCTTTCCTTCTTTAATTGCCGCCTTGATAGCGGTCTTATCTGCCGTAGGCTCTGAATACTTAAGGTACTCAGAAGGCAGCTGTGAAATATCGGTCACGTTGACACTCTCACTCTTCCGGAACGAACAATCAACCCTTGCGGTTTTGAATTTTTCGCCCTCCAGAAATGAGGAAAGATAGTTTTTAAGGCTTTCTGCTCTGCGTTCAGCTCTTTTCTGCTTTTCCTCAAAAGCCTGTTTTTCAGCTTTATACATCTCTGCATCCGCTTTAAGATTCTTAATCCAGAGCGCAATATTTTCGAGCTTGTCCTCACGTTCAAGCTGTAAGGCGGCAAACATCTCATAATCTGCAATTTCGCCTGTTTCTTCGTCTATGAGAGCGATAAGGCTCTCGTTGATTTCATAAAGATTTGCCATATTAATCCTCCTGTATTTTCTGAATATCTTTAGATTGACAATAAGGGAAGCAAGGTGCTTTTTCTGTCGGCTCATCGAATACCTCTTCGCAATCTTCACAATACCACATCTTTCACCTCGTCAAGGCTATAGCATTCTACGTCGTTATACAGGAAACTCTTTCTTATATAATGTTTCCCGTTGATAATCTTATTGTCACACTTTACCTTTGCACCAAGAATTGAAGCCGCTTCATCAATCCCGCTATAAAAATACAGCAGGCGGTCATCACTTCCCAACATAACGCCCCCAACCCTTAGAGGCTCTGCAAGTTTCTTTATAGCCTCAACCTTTTCATCGAGGGCGGTTTTAAGTAATTTTTTCATATTTTCTGTCATACTTGACAATCCTTTCCACCAGTGATATACTGGTTATGTAGATATTTTTTCTTGCCTGTCCGTTTTCGGCAGGCTTTTCTTTTTTTAATAGTCCGAATTCATCTTGCGAATAACATCCGTCGCTATCGCAGACAGGCTGTCCGCTGTGACATCGACCTTGATGATTCGTTCAAGCCCTCCCTCGTGTGTAGGTTCAAGCTCAATATAGACGAATTCTGAATCATTGCTCTCGAATGCCTCGTATGTGACGTTAGCGATTTTATTTGAAAAACCGAATGCTTCCTTAAGCATTGCCGCAAGAACGCCCTCTACGAACGTCTTTTTATCTGTCTGAACTGCTGTCATTTTCCCCGTTCCTTTCTGTGTTAAATTCCCAAAGCTCGCCCTTAATGAGGCAACCCGCAACCCCCGCCAGACAAAGCACAGAGGCAAGGGGGAGAAGCTCAGCGAATAACGCTGTGCCAAATATTAAGAGCAGTGTAACAGCTCCGTAGTGTTCCTGTTTCATTTTTTCCATCCTCTCATCATCACTAGTGAAGCGCAACCCAAAATAATTCTACCTCTTCATCGTGGTGATAGTCACAACTGGTGGCTTCCTCACAATGATATAGAATTGCCACTCCGAGGTCATTTTTGTACACGACCTCAAAACTTTCTTCCCACTCGCAAGTGCGATTGGGATAACAGTCCTGATTAGTCGTCGCCCATTTCGTGCCTACTTCTGCCGACTTAAGGTCAGCAGCGTAAATTTCCAAATCCTCACCGTCATATGGTTTTCTGACGGTGAAAAGTGGAGCTTCGACAATTGTACTGGTTTTCATCTTTATTTACTTCCTTTCAAAAATTCTTCAATCGGTGTGCATACCTGAGCAGGTGTGAGCCCGAATACTCGCACTGCTGAATCGACGAATGTAATAGGCGGTGTGTGCCTACCGCTCTTATAGTTATTGTACGAGGCCACGCTTATATGTAAGCGGGTCGCCGTTTCGGGCACTCCCCAGCCCTTGATGGTTCGCAATACCTCTATGTTTTGCATAACCATCTGCAATACGGATTTTTGTCTTGTCATTTTACCTTCCTCAACATAGCCGTCGGTACATCGTACAAGGTCAGACTGTTTTCTTTTACGTCAAGGTCTACGTTCCCGCTCTCGTGAATGTAGATGACCTCAGCGGTGCGGAACAGGTGATACAGCCAGTTCTTGTCACATCTGCACTTGCATTTCTGCCCGCAGATACTTCCCACCGAATCGTAGATAGGAACAGGCGCTACGATGTCGCCGATTTTAACGTTTTCCATTTTTATTTCCTTTCTGCATCATCTCCCACGAATTGCGTCGATAAGAGTTATTGATTCGCACAATAAAGAATTAAGATGTTCCGTTTTTTCGATAAGCTCAGATAACTCTTCTCCCTTTACTTTTAAGGATTCTCTGCCTAAAAGGTAATCTGTTGAAACCCCAAAATAATCAGCAAAAGCAGATAGCACAACAATATCGGGTGCTCTTTGTCCTGTTTCGTAATAGCATACAGCCCCTTTTGATATTCCAAGTTCTTTTCCGATTTCTTCTTGTGAAAGCCCTCTTTTTGTCCGCAAAGTTTTTAAAACGGTCTTAAATTCATTAATTGTTTTGCTCTTTTTCCATAATAAAACGCCTCCTTTCTTATAATGTAGTATCTTAAAAAGATACTTAAGAAGCAAAAAAAATTTCATTTATTTGCTGCTCGTTAAATTCGTAGTGTTTCGCAATAATCTGCAACTCAGGCTGCGAAAAATCCACGTGTCCGTTTAATCTGCGGGAAACCGCAGCGTGCTTTAGCCCTAATAGTTGTTCTAACGCCTTGAACTTATCGCCTTTCATTGCTGCTTTAAGTTTCTTTTTGTCCACACTCTCACCCCCCTTTTAAGTATCTTTTTTCGATACTTAAATAATACCACAGAAACATTCTCTTGTCAAT